CTGCATATGTTTTCTTATACCAGAGTCACCAAAACTTAAATCAGGACTTCTATATCTTCCAAATATAACTGTCTCGTTAAATGTATTACCTTTTTCTTGTCTGTGTACAAATCCATCAAATGATCCATGTAAGACAGTTACATCTCCTGCGTCTACAAAGGTATCAGTACAAGATGGTCTTATACCAAGTATCTCAGCAAACTCATACTTGTCTCCCCTCATAACACAGATAACACCTCTTGTCAAATTATCTGCCACAGTTTCTTTTGTAAAGAATATTCGATACTGTGTTTTATCAGGTATAACCACACTCTCAAATAAAGAGGAGTCAACTATATTTTTATCAAACAAAGACTGTACATTCTTAGATATTGTACCAAGTTCAACGTCACCAATCCTTGCAGTACCAGCAACAGTTCTCAAACCATCAGGGCCAAGAAAGATTAAGTCACCTGCAAATTCCTGTATTGTGTCTCCGTTTACACAACCAATGTTTCTTGTAACTGGTTCTATTACAAAGTTAGATAATGATGATCCTGTCAGTTTAAATATTCTGTTTTCACAAAATATAAATAAATTACTACGAAAGACTTTTAGTCCTACAATAGTATCATCTACTTTAATAGTACCTGCACCATCTGCAGACTGAAACCCATCTTCATCGAATGGCTCACTAAATACCAATGTCTGTGGTGTTGTAGACTTACCAGCATAAAACATATGATTTCTAAATGCAGCTACAAACTTAGAGCCAGCAACTGAACTTTCACTAATATCTGTAGCACTCAAAGATGTATTAAATATAACAGGAGCATTAGTACCGTCAACAAATAATATTTTATCATTACCATCAAAGTTATATCTTTCAAAAGAATACTTAGATGCACTAGTTCTACCTGTATCTATCTCTGTCCAACTAGAGGGAGACACTACAGTATCAAAGAGGTGAGTAGCTGCAGTGGTACTAGAGGTTGCCCTTGTCACACCTGTAAAGGTTGTACTTGTAACACCAGTGTAAGTAAACAGTTCTGAGTTAATTTGTATTGTACCACTAGATGCAAACCCTGCAGTAGAGTCAACAGTAACTGTACCAGAACCTGTCATACTTGTAGTTGAAGTTATAGTTAGTCCTAGTTCTGTAGATGCAGCAGAAAATATTTTTTCTCCTCTAGCTGCTAATACTTTATCTGCAAAACTAGAAACCATCAAAACTTTTTCACCAGAACCAGAAGTCTGTGGCACTATGGGGTAAACAAACTTACGAAACCCATTAACTCTTCTGTAACCACCCTCAAGGTCAGGCTCAAAGTTTTCTAGAACTAAGGCTTCACCAGGTTGCATAAGAAAAGTGGACCTGTTTAAAACTAGCCCACCCTCACAGTTAAACGCTGCTGGTTGTACCTGAGAACTATCTGGCATTAATTAACAACTCCAGAGATAAAATTCATAGATGATCCTGGTCTAGTTATAACAGAAGACCTTACATAGTCATACTTATTAATAAGTAGACTTTGCATATTCTTTATACCTTGCTCAAACCTTTCAAAGTTTAATTGATAGTTACCCTGTTCTCCACGATACATATAAACATATGCTGTAGCACCATCTACAATAACTGGTTTAAATCTATCTGGTATAGATGTAGTGTCTCCATGTGCAGACAAATCTGATGGAAATGTATAATAGTCAAATACTAATGTATACTGTTTATCTGGATAAGGATAAAGAATATAATTATTATCTGGACCACGCACAATTTGTCTTGGTACTCCCCCACCTTCAAACTGTGTTACCGTAACTCCACTAGCATGTATAGCAGCAGTTGTACTATTTGCACCTCTAGTGCATCCTGTAATATCATTACCTGTTATACCTGTGTATGTAACCTCTTCCCCACCAATATAAACTTTACCAGAAGAATCAAACCCTGTTGTAGATGTAAGGGTAAGAGTTGTTACAGAAGCAGAGTGAGAACCATTAAGAGTTGTACTAGCTATATCATCCTCTTCATTAGCATAGTCATTGTCAATATATTCATAGTAATTTAAGTTACTAAGATTACCACCTGTTGCATTTACAGTTGTATCTTTCTTAATCCTAGCTGTACTGTAGTCTAAAGACTTTGTATCTGTTGGTACACTGTATCTAGCTACACCTGGAGTTAGTGTCGAACTGTTACTAGAATGGTTAAAAGAATAACCAAACTCTCTTTGGTTAATAAATCTTATAGCATCATTAACTGCATTTTGACACTGTATTTGAATACCCCTAGCTGCACTAAAGTTACTAGAGGTAAGCACCACTTCATTCATTCTTGTTATAACATCATTTGTTAATGTTAAAAAGGTAAGTGCCATTATAATTCCTTTAGATAAGCTAAAGGGGCCAGCTTCAGCCAGCCCCTAAAGTTATTATGCAAGTAGATCACGATCCACTTCATTAGCAGAGCCTGACTGTGATACTTCGTCCATAAGGACGCACACCGCAAATACACGGATAATACCACCAGTAATAGTTCCACTAGATGCCTGAATCTCTACATCAAGAGTATCTGCTGATGCAGTAAATGCTGGTACATTAGCAACAACACCACTTGATAAACCTGCAGGTGGAGTAATATCTCCTACTGAAGCCCCATCTAAGTCGAATGACGCAGCAAATAAATCTACGTCTGTTCCTGTAATACCAACGTGAATAGCAGAGTCAGTAGTAGTACCTGTCATAGCAGTGACAACTTTGAAACCTGCGTACAGGATCATAGTGTTTGCAGGAACAGCAATAGCTTCAATGATGTCATTAGCCGCTAAAGCAGTACCACCGTTTTGTAGGATTGCATCTGCAAGATCAATATCATTTTGCAGAGTTACCAAGCTGCCACGAAGCTGCTTGTTACCTGTACCGCCATTATTGGAAGTAGAGGCTGAGTTTGTGCTCATTTCAATAGTAGCCATAATTCAATCCCCCCTTACGCTGCGTTATACTTGGCAGTTACGATAGCTTCTGGACGAAGAATCTTTCTGCCGTATAGATGCATACCACGAACAATGTCAGCAAAGCTGTCAGGGTCACGATATGTTTCAGTCTTGCTGATCTGCTCTGCAGTTGCTACAGCAGAATCATGTCCAGCAACAATCACACCAAAATTAGTATTCTGGTTGGCTGTTCCTGATGTACCTGGCCCATCACCTACTGCTGGTAGGTTTGAGGATGAGTACAAACGGAACCCATGAAAGTTGTTGATAACAAGACCATTACGAAGTCCACCAGACTCACCGTAATCTCCATTCATGAAGCGACTGTCCTCATCAGAAAGTATCTCCATAAATACAGGGTCGATTACCAGCCATCTTCCTTGTGTATCAACTTGCTGTTGATCAAGCAAGCGTTTCATACGAGCAACAATCATCGCAGGTGAAACAGTTGCAGTTGGTAGTGAGGTTGCACCTGGCATACGAGCAGTTACTGGAATCGAATGATCACCAGCAGATGCTGTTGTTATGTTACCAAATGAACTCTTGATCAGTTTCATGCTTGAAAGCAATTCATCTGATCCTGCAGTTAAAACAGCCTTTGTACCATTTACGGTAGTGTTGGCTGTGTCTGCTTTTGCGTGTAGAGCAGACTGTTTAAAACCTGATAGATAACCAAGAACTTCTTGATCATACTGATCAGCCAAACGGTAAGCTGCACGATCTGTTGCTAAGTCCATGAAATTGACATGTGAGTGTGCTTCTTCGATATCGTCCATCTTAAAAGCATAGTAGTTACTTTTATCAATAACAAGTGAAAAGTCCTCATCGTCAAGGTCTTGTGCTGTAACAGTCGTACCCCTTGCGTAAGCTTGGACTGAAATTTCAGGTTCTTTGATAATGCGAACTGTATCACCTTGGGCAGCAATCTCCCCAAAATAATCACTGTTCGTAATATCCCCTACGGTAGCAGCTTTGCGAAAGGCAAGCTGTACCTTTTTGGAATAGATTACAGGACTAAAATTACCGTTAGGTAAATTCCCATAACCCGATGCGGTTGTAAAAGCCATGATAAAATCCTCCTGATATTTGGCTTTGTGACAAAGCTAACACTCAAAAGAGGCTGTACGTTTTCTAGGGTGCAATAGTATTTAGTTGGCCTACCTCATACTATTGGGCCTGTACTTGGACAGGTAGTTCTTAATAGTTTAGACTTTTGGAAGTTGAGATTACACAAAAGGTAGTCATAAGAGGCTTTTGTGCTTATCCCTAGTTATACTGTTGTTTTATTGTTTGTCAACAGTTTATCTGGCATTACCAGATATATCGTAGATAAATTTACCAGAACGTATTGCTTTGTTAATTTCATCTGACCTTTCTTCAAACTCTTTAGTAGACATTTTAGCTACTTGAGATTCTGATATTGAGTCACTTACACCCTCTGTATCTACCTGTGTCTTACTACGTTTAGTAACAGTAGAGGCTGCAGCCTTACGTTTGGTTTTCTTATCGTTACTCGTTAGACCTTTATCTATTTTATAAAGATCAATAACACGTACTACAGAAGCTGGATCATCAGAGTTTTCATATAGTGCATCCTTAACCCACTTAGGTTGTTCATCTGCCCAATCGTGAAACTCATCTGACTCTCTAAGTTCATCAAAGTCTGTATGAGTTTCTTTAATCTTAGCTTCTGCTTTTGTTCTAGTTATTTCTGCTTGAGCTTCATCTAACTCTTGTAGACGTATCTCTGCTTTTTTAAACATCTCCTGTGCTTTCTTAGCAGCAATAGTTTCTATTATACCAGCTACATCTGGATGTTCTTTTGCCCAAGACTCTATGTCTTCATCTGACTTAGGTGGTACTAAACCTTGTCTAGTAGTTGTTTTCTTAAGAGCTTCAAACTTTTCTTCCCACTCTTTTTCTTTCTTTTGAGTGTGTCGCCTTAGATCACCATATCGTTTCTTAAACGATCTTTCTTCTGCAGATAACGTCTTCTCTTCATCTTCTGTATCGGCCTCTGCTTCTTCAGTAACTTCTTCTTTTTGTTCTTCTGGTTCTCCAGCTTGTTCAGCCTCAAGGCGTTTGATCTCCTCTTCATCCTCTTCAAGTCGTTTACGTTTTCTTTCGTAATTATAACCTCTGTCTACAAATCCTGCAGTTTTTTTGGTTTCTACTTCTGCTAGTTCAGGCATTGTTATTCTCCTTATGTTGGGGTCAGCCGTAGCTGAGTAGCCTTATTTGCCTTTAGTCTTTCTCATTAATCCACCTTTATTTATTCCTTGAACAATCATTTTTTCTTTATCTGATGGCTCTGGAGAGCTACCACTAGGTCTAGTTGGTCTTCCTGGTTCTGCATATGGATCATCTTTAGGTTTAGTATAACTAGGTGATGGAGTAGGTGTTGTAATACCTTTAGGTCTAGTTGGTGGTCTAAAAGTAGGTGATATAACACCACCACTACCATTATCTCTATCCTCATCATCTGTGGGTTTAGGTTTAGGTGTTACTTTTGGCTTTGCTAATAATTTCCATTCTTCAGGAGTTTTAGTTTTATAAAATGATTGAGCCATGTTATCAGTTACAAAATCTGAAAATACACCACCAAGAAGACCACTAGATTTTTTTCTTAAATCTGTTATCATTTCATCATATTCAGTAAAGTCTGTTATCCCTTGAGCTTCAGCTATTAATTTAGAGGCTTTTACATTAGCCAAACTATTCATTACTGGTGAAGTACTAAGAAGGTCTCCTATTACAGCACCTGGGAATCCTGCTACCGCAAAACCTAAACCTTTTGCTAATCTGCCTTTAAAACCAGGATTTTCTACATTTTGAACCATACTTTTTGCATAAGCTAATGGATCACTCCAATCTACTTCTTTACCCCAATTTTTTAAACCTTCATTTTCTGTATCTTTAAACGGAGATCGTGGATTACGAGGATCATCATCTTTAGGTGTTACAGGTTTTGTAGCAGTATACCCTTGAGATATATATTTATTATATTCTTCTGAGGGAAGAATAACAGATACTTCTTCACCATTAGGTCCATAAAGAGTTACTTTGTTTTCAACCTTTGCAGCTTCTGCAACTTCTGCAGCAGCAGCTTTTGCAGCTTGTTGTGCAGGAGATTCACTAAAAGAACCACTTTTAGGACTAGCTGTAGTTATAGCTTTTGTCATAGCATCAGGATTATTAGGATCATAATAGTTAGTGCTAAAACTACCTGATACATCAGGACCATTAGATGCACCCATAACCATTGGTTGTTTATACATAGTTCTTTGTTGTTGATAAGGGTCAGCAGGTTGATCTATAAAACCACCTATGTTCATCATCATAGATTGTAACTCAGCCATTTCTTCTGGGTTAAGATCAGAAGCTACAGGTCCACCAACAGGAACAGGCTCACCACCTATTCTACCATTGGCTTCCATTTGTTGCAGTCCTCTTTTAGCATTGTTTCTTATATCTTCAAAATGTTTTACTCCGTAGTATCTAACTACATCAGCAGGAACCACATACTCACCTTCAGATAGTTGTGCAGGTATATCATCTCTTACTTCTTTAGCCATAGAACCATCAGGTATTGGATTACCACTTATAGGGTCTTGCTTCATACCATCATCTTTTAAACCACCTTGTTGCATAAAGGCCATCTCCATTTGTTTATCCATTTATTTTTTCCCTTAATCTTGCTAAAGAACGTAAGGCACGTATCTCACCCTGTAGCCTGAACATTTCATCAGGCTCTCTAGTTTGTTCTAGTGATATTTGAGCAAACATAATCCTTTCATCTATTTCTACTAAAAATGTATTATACATTTCTGGATTATTAACAAACGGTTTAAGATTGTTATTTATGACTAGCTTCATTGTACAGTTTGTCCAGTGTTACCTGAGAAGCCCTGTTCTCCTGGCTGGGGTGCGGTTCCAGTTCCTATAGTACCCCCTCCACTGCCTTGCGTATCCTGCACCTGAACGCCAGCAGGGGGAGTCTGAGGCACACCTGGTGCTGGCTCTGGTGGGTTCTGAGCTTGGAACTCTTTGAGTATTTCTGCCTGTACTGCAGCTTGTGCCATATTATTACCAACCTTGTCTGGATCAAGGTCCATAGACTTAGCAATCTCACGAACAATGTAATCCATTCTAGCAAAGGGTGCTAGTGCAGGGTTCTGCACAACTTGCAAGAACTGCATTAGTCTTTGACTACGTACCTCATTAGCCATCAGGCTTTCTGTACCACGAGCCTTAACTTCTAGATCACCTTTGATATCTGAGTCAAAGTTAAACTGCATGTTAAAGTTAAAGAAAGCTTTACCTAGTGGTGCTAGTAAGTAATCATCTATATTCTTAACTACATTACGTATACTACCATTGGCAGCAGACATAAGCATACTAATGCCAGAAGCAGTACGACCCACACCTTGTACGCCTGTTTGACCATGTGCGAAAGATGGGAAGCCAGTTGATTCATCAGATAATACCCTTGCCTTGTCAAACATCTGCATGTTTTCGTTACTTACATTCGGAAACTTAGTTCCAAAGATAGCTTGACCTGGAGCACCGCCTTGTCTTCTAAAGACTTTTCCTGGGTATACAGATAGGTCTTGCCCTGGAACTAAGTTAGTTTCATCAATCTCAATTAATAAATTACCTGACAGTGCAGCATTGTCCACTGCCATACGCATAAAGCCATTCATTAAAGTTTGTGTATCATCCATATTTTCTGCAATGCCTACACCAAAGATACTGTAAGGGTTCATCTCAAAGGGAGATACAAAGTATGGAATGTATGCAGGAGTAAATGGGTTCATCACAAGACGTAACACCTGACCGTTACACACCCAAGCGTTTACACTAAGTTGCTCTGAGTCTTCTAACTCCTTTGGTATTTCTATATCTTGTTCTTTGAGTATCTCTGTATCTACAAATCCCCAAAACTCAAGCACCTCAAATCTGTACACACTATACTCTTCTGAGTCGTCTTCCATAACATGCTCCCACCATTCTTTCTGGTAGGACTCACCAAGGTTGAGTGCATTGTTGATTGCATTTTCACGGAAGTATGGACGGTTCTTTAGTGCACGTAGTTGTGAACGTGACATTTTGTGTCGTTCAATAATATACTCAGCTTCTTCCATTGTAGCTGCATCTGGATCAGGATAGAAGTTCCAGATAGAAACACTACTTGTTTGTGGTATAGTTTTAAATACAGGAGAATAATTACCTTCATCATCCCAATTAGCATACTCTTTGTCTACAGCAAACGGACCTTTCATAATACCTGTGCCAAACAAAGCAGTCTCAAATGCAGCAGCACGTAGATGCTTCTTTGCGTGAGACTCTTCTAGTTGATCATGTATTTTCTTTTCCATCTTCTTAGCTGCTACATCAGCAGGATGAAACTGAGGAGAGGTAGGTGTTTTAGCTGGACCAGTTTGTAGTTTATCTATTACTGGTTCTAGTGGTTCTTTTAATCCATTTAATCTTTCTCTAAAGTCTTGATAAGTTTCACCAGGTAGTAACTCACCAAGCTCTTCATTAGCTTTTTGTGCCTGTGGATTAGTTTCAAAGTTTACTGTTTCTTCCACATTGTCTGGTAATACTGTGGGATCAATAGTAATAGGAAACTTGTTGCCACCAAATAATACTTCAGCAATCTGTCCATATGCAGCTAATACTTTAGTCTTAGTTACCTTAACAAATATCTTAGACTTTTCTGTAGAAGTAAATTGTACATCAGGGCCATATAAACCACGATAGTTTCTATAAGCTTGTACCCATCGCTCTTCATCCATGCGTCTAGATGTTTCAGCTTTAGAATATTTTTCTTTTACAAAACTTACTATTTGTCCTGCTTTTGGATCAGAGTATTCTTCTTCTTTTATATCCTCAATAGAAGAAGATTCTTCTATATCCATGATCATGTCTTCAGTGTCTTCTTCCATTATTAATATCCAAATGTTGCATCTGACATTTGAAACCCTGTGGTGTGATTATTAGGGTCAAAATCAAATAGGTTACTTTTTGGTCTTGTCATTACTCCATATCGTAATGCATCGTATAAGTGATCTTCTGAGTTTGTGTCTACATCTTCTGGGTTATTCTTATCAAGAGGAAGGGCAGGTAATTGAGATATGGTATTAATGCAACTATTAAAAAATACCAATCGGGGTTCCTCAGTAAATTCGTCCACCTGTAATCTTCTATGCAATTCATTTTTACCTGATACACGAGAACCTCTTGATCTGTCTGATGGTCTCCACCTGCAACCTTTCATAATCATTTGCTCTGCTAGACTAGGACCAGTGTCACCACGTTTATGCCACAAAGAACTATCAAGAACTCCATATCTTATGTTATCTTCACCGTCAGCTTCTAGCACCATGTCAGCTAAGTCTGTAGCAGTTACTTTAGTTACATACAATTCTCTGTATACAACTAGTTGCTCTGCAGGTGTTATGGCAATCCAGATTACTCCTGTATAAGAACCATAGCCATAGTCACATGCCCTAAACTTTGTCCAACTATTAGGTATATCATACGGCTCTACCACATGAATCTTACGGTTAAACTCAGGGAAGGCGGCTCCCTCATTAACATCCCAATCTCCTTCGAGTAGCTGTCTACGTTGGTGTTCAGGCAAAGATAAAAGATTAGCTTCGTACAGACCATCATCAGAAAGGTAGGGGTTATCAAAAAGTGTTGCAGGTATAAACTTACGTTTAAAGAGTGGTTGTCCTTCTTTACTGTGGCCTTTAGGCCATGTAATAACTTCACCACTGTCTATATCTGTAGCCCAATAGGACTTATTATGCTCAGAAGGGTCAATAAAGGTTTTCTT